CTCAAATCGAAGGAATGTTTGAATTTCATCTCACTGAATATTTTCGTGCCCTTGACGAAAAACAAATGCCTCGCGATGAATATGACAAAGAATTTGCTCTTGCTCGCGATTTGTGGGTTTCGTTCTTTCCGAAACGTCAAGTTAAACCTAAGATTGCCGACGGTTGGGAAACAAGCGATAAAGCACCTCAAGGTATTGGTGCTTATTCTAAACAAATCAACACACTTTTTGCGGCCTTTGGTCGCATGCTTTCTCAATTTCTCGACCAGATTCTGCTTCCTAACGTTATATTCGCTTCTAACCATCCCGAAGAAGAGTTGTCCGCACGTGTTGCCAATGCTTACGCTCACCTGTCTGATGAAGACATGCATCGTCTTGAGCGCTGCGCGTCGGACATGACTGAGTTCGATAGCACACAATCGGATGTACCGTGTTTTCTTATGTCTGTTTACTACTCTACTCTCGACATGCCTCAATGTCTTCTTGAATTGTACCGTTCTATGAATGACCACTGGGTCATGTCCGATGATGCCATTCGTGTTCACGGTGAACTTAAGATGCAATCGGGTAAGTTTGAAACTCTAATCCGTAATAGTCTTTACGACTTTCACACCAATTCGCGCGTTTACCGTGTCGATACTCTTGTCCTTTTTCTTTTCAAAGGTGACGACACGTCTATTGAAGGATTTGGTATCCAATTTTCACCTGATGTCTGGCTTGATAACAACGGTCTTAAGATCAAAGACGATATTCCTCCCATCGGTGAATTTGCCGGTAAATTTTTGTTACGATCCGGCACCTGCCCAGATGTTCTCCGCCGCTCTGCTAAGTATCTAACGACCATTTATAAGTCTAACGACCATCATGCCGAAGCTATCAAATCACTTCGGTCTGATTTCGAATGTATTTCGTCTCAATCCCACCTCGAAGAGGCCATTCAAGCACATGTTCTGTTTTATTCGCGCAACCAATTAGTTCGTCCACCCACAGCTGCTGACATACGTATTTTGTTCGATTTTCTGTATCATCGATCTACCGGTGAAGACAGTACGCTTTATTCTGTCGAACAGCCTATACTTACTGTCACTACTGCGGGTGAAGCCCGAGGGGTAGAAGATCATTTGTTATCTCCTTCTACCTCTGCATCCACTCTTT